ATGGTTTGGGCCTGACAGCGACGACCAGGGGCGCTAGACACGTCACCGTAAGCCGACACAAGTTCAGCAGCTTTAGTAGCCATTTGATTAAAAAAATAAAGTACTAGCTAGTTGTCCAGGAAAGGACCTTAGAAAAATTAGAGTGGTCAAAGAAGTCTTGACCAACCCACCAGCTCAACCAGTGGTTCGAACCTTTGGACTGGTTACAAGAGCGGCAGGCGGGCACCACGTTGTTTGTGGTGTTGTGTCCCCCCTTGGTTTTAGGGTTAACATGATCCAGGGTTAGATTATGTGTAGATCGACAGTAAGCACACTGGTAATTCCAGGACTCCTTGATCGACTCTCTCCACATTCTCTTGGCTTCGGAACTTGTCATGGCCCTTAGGTTGTAAAGGTAGGCAGAAGGGTCTTTGAGAGGCACAGCTCCTCTTCGGTGGGTTACTTCTTTTTCTTAGGAAATCCAGCCTTCATGTTGGAGTAGGCCTTAGCAGTCACCGTGCTTTTACTTTTCGGGCGACTGGTTCCGGCCTTGCGACGCTTGTTGATGTTGGCATAAAGGCCTGGTGGCTTGGCGTTTCCTTTGTTCATTTTCGGGGGCTCTTACCGTTGTGACCATTTCTGGCTCTGTTTTTTGATGGCGACTCAAGTACCATTCGGCCATCTTTGGTGTGGGAAAGGTCTTTACCGCCCTTCCCCGCGATTCCCTTGCGCCTCCGCTCGGACCACCGCTCTTCGGAGGCATTCTTAACAGAGGGCTTTTTATTCAGTTTGCGTTGATACGCCGCCTTCTTGGCCGCTGCCTTTGGGTTGGCTGCGTAGTACTTGGCGGACTTACCTTTTGCTTGCGCCATTGTCCTTAAAAAATACTTCGTGTTCAAGGCGCTCGATGCGAGTGGTGGAAGCGCTCACCCGTTCGACAAGCACCTCCACCGACTTAGCAATGTTATGTAGCGTAATGAGGTGCCAGCTAAAGAGACCCAAAAAGGCAGTTGCCGCAAAGTTTCTCAATAATGCTGACATCTCACCATCGTTATCGGATGGCCCTTTCGACATCCTCCATCTCCAATTCAAGTGATTCAAAGAGGTGGGCTAGTGGAGAGCCAGAAACAGGAATGCCTGTGATGTTATTTTTGGACAACCAATCGGCTGCGGCCTTAAGATCTTGGGTGGTGGCAACGCCGCTCTTGATGCGGTCGATCAATTCGTTAGTGACGAGGCCGTGAAGCTCGTTGAATTGATCTTCAGTGGCTCTAGACATGATGGTTAGGGGCTAGTATCGACCATCAGGCCATCGTAGATGGGGTAGTCCGAGGTCAGAACCACCACCGTCTTGACCCAGCCAATGCTGGTATAGGTCCAGCTGCCACCATGAGCGGGGGTATAGACTTGCCCAATCGTAGGGCTGACGGGAAAAGTGGGGTAAACAGGATGTGCCATTAGTTATTTTCCTCAATGAGGCGGATGAGTTTGCTAGGGTAGGACGGATCGGTCGCGTAGCCTTCGCTTTGGAGCAGCTGACAGCACTCCTTCCACGACGTAGCACGGTTGATGCCCTTGTAGCCCTTGTAATCTTTGTACCACATGGCAATCAGGTGGTCGATACAAGCAGTAGGGCTAGGATAGTCCTTAAAGCTGGCCACAACCGTGGTCCAACGGCCATTCAGGAACTCTTTTGTTTCCTGGAGGGTACCAGGAGAGCCCTTAATGCCAAAGAAGTTGTTCTTGCCAGACGTATGCTGACCCCAGCTGCTTTCCAGGGCCCACTGGGCTGCCACAACCTCGGGAAACTTGGCTCCACAGGCCTTAGCAACGGCCTTGACGCCCTTCCACGAGTTCTCAAAGGTAAGGGAAGCAGGGGCAATCTTAACTTCCTCGATGCGACGGAGGTCCATGAACCACGCCTCACCACCATGTGTCCACCGTGGAAGCCAATTCTTCCAGGTATAGCTGACACTCTTGCCACCAATACCACGGTGAGGGTAGCCTCCATTAAGGTTATCGAGTTCCCCATATGGGTCATGGAAGATGCCATGGGTTTCGGTTGCTCCAATCAGCAGAATCCAGTGCCCACCACCCCGAGGGGCTAAGGACGGACCATGATGAAGGAAGCCAACAGGCACCGGAAGGCCCGCACCAAGGCGATCATAGAGGCTTTGGAGGTTGCCGTTCTTGTGGAACGTGGCCTTGACGTTGTAAGCAGCTGCTGCCTTGATCTGTGACTGTGGGTTCGTGGTGTCCCCGTACTTGAGGACAGTTCTCAGGTAGTCATCATCAGCATTGACGCCCGACAAAGCGGAAGGCCACAGGTATTTGACACCCATGGCCATCGTGCTAGAAAAGCACATCCTGTCTGCGTGGGCCGTGCGACTATCTGTTTGTGGGTAGTACTGGGCAACCGGCAGGAGGATGTTTGTCACCGGAGGGAATCCTTGAATTTACGGATCTTGTCGTCCTCAGACCGAAGAGGCTTCAGCAGAGTGACGACTTTAAGAAAGACTTGAACAACGCTATTGGAGCGATACTTGCTCAGTCCAATGATCTCGGACGCAATGAAAAGTCCGAAAAAGATGGCAGCTTCATAAGAAAGCTTAAGGCCGAAGATGGTGATCATTTGCCTTGTCCTCGTGATTGTTTACGAGAGTGATTTGGTAGGGAATGTTGCCCCTGCCCCTGTTTAGTCTTTTTCGGGGGGCCGGGGACGTGGACGACCTTGTTAAGGGCGCCTTTAGGCTTGGACATCGTTCACCCAGGGCAGACCCGCAGCACGGGTGGGACGACGCTGCTCATCCAGTTGAGTCTGAAGGGCAGCATGGATCTCCTGAACCTTCTCGTCACCAAACTTAGGCAGAAGCCATTCCATGACAATCTGATCCTCAGTCAGCTGAGAGAAGGGAATCAGTTCACCTTCAGGACGCTCAAAACCAATAGAACCATAGGCCCCAGCTGAGTAGGTGCCATCGGTTGCATTGACGGTATAATGTGCGGTATACACATACCCGTCAGCGGTTTCCCTTTCCAGGTTGACGATGCGCCAGGTGAAAGAGGTGTTGATGTCAGACATGATACTTAAAGAATAGGAATTTCGTAGGTTTGAGTGGTGTTGGCATAGTGACGCCAGATAACGTCTGCCGTATTTCCAGCCCAGGATGCAACCTGAGCAACAGGAATGCCTGCCTCGATCCAGCGACTGATTGCTGTATGACGCAGATCGTAGGGGCGATAGAGGTGGGTAATCAGGTCCGCAGCACGGAGCCGATCCATCTTTTTGCGAAAGTAACTCTGAAACGAGGACCTATCCCAAGGAAAGAGATACTCTTCGTTCTGATCTAGGGTTTCCAGGATCTCTTTGCACTTCGCATTGAGGGGTACCCAACGCTTCTTATTCGTTTTTGTGCTGTTTTTAAGGCCGTGGGTCAGGGTAAAGTTCTTGTGGACCAGGATCTTATCGTCCTTAATGTCGTTCCAAGTAAGGGCCCTGACCTCGCCAGTCCTCATAGCAGTCTGGAGCATAAACTCCGCGTAGGTGGCCCAGTTGGTAGACCGGTAGGTTTGCTTTGCCTCAAGGGCAACCATCACCAGACCAATCTCGTCCCTGGGAATTACCACAATTTCTTCGTCCTTCTGTGGAGCCTTGGGCATCCGGAAGGTCATGATCGGGTTGCGTGCGATAATAGCAATGTCCTCTTGGCTGGCCCAGCGGTAGAGGGCCTTGAGGTACATGGCCACCCGCCTTGCCGACTGAACCGGCTGCTGCTGGAGAACCCACGTCAGAATCAGGCGACCCTCGGTCTCAAAATTCTGGTAGGGGCAGCGACTTAACCATTTTGTGGCTTGCCGGTAGTCGGACGTGAGGCTTGTGGCTGACAGGGAAATGGACCGTTCAGCGACGAACTGGTCCCAAGCGGACATAAGGGTGAGGCCCATGGAGGTGTAGCGGGTAACAACCACACTACCGTACCAGAGCCATCAACCGCCGTCAACCCCCCTGAAGTGAGTAGGACTACTGGGCCTCAAGGGCTGCAACGCGATCCTTCAGAGTTTCGATCTGAGCAACCGCTTCCTGCAGCGCATTGGTCAGCACGGCGATCAGGCTGCCTTCAGCGATACCAAAGAACTGTTCTTCAGGTGCCAGCTCGTTGCCTTTGCTGTCCAAAACAGCAGGCCGGACATTCTCCTTGATGACGCTGCTGAGCCAGGGCTTGTCGGTCAGAACTTCCTGCACCTCTTGGGCAATGAAGCCGACCTGAGTGCCCTGGGGGAAATTGTGCCCTTCCCGCACCAGCACCTCATTGCCCTCGTCATCGGTGCGGGTGATGTCTTGTTGTTGTTTCCAGGTGAAGCTGACGGGGCGCAGGGCTTTGACTAGATCCAAGCATCCGCCAAGGGATGCAACGTTTTCTTTGTAGCGACCATCCGACGTGGCAACTGTGGCGCTGGTAGCAAAGATCTGGCTGTTGACTTGGAGCTTGTAGGCGCCGTTATCTGAGGTATATCCAATTAGCAGCTCTTGGCCGCCGTTGATACGCATTGCCTCAGTAGGGGTCCCAGTTGCATCAGCAGAAGATGCGCTTGATACAAGAAAGGCGAGACCACCAGTAATTGCTCTTATTTTTTGGACAAAAACAGACCCACCGCTTCCGCTCCATGCGGATAAAGTAATGTCAGTCGTTCCGTCACCTGAGTTGCCTAAAGTAATTCCCTGATAGCTCGCATTAGAACCGTCTTGGACTACAACTTTAGCGCCCGATGACCACCCAGACGCCGAGGACGTGCCAACTAACAGGCGCCCCGATCCATCGCACCTAAATCTCTCGGTGTTGTTAGTGAAGAACCTCATGTTCGAATTTCTGCGATTGAGGAAATAGGTTTCTCCGTCAACTTCGTGCAGAATTTCTAAACCGTTACCAAGGCCAAAACCGCTTGTAGGGTTACTGACTTGAATTGCACCGTCTACGGATAAAGTCCTACCAGGCGTCGTAGTGCCAATCCCTAGTGACCCTCCATCCGTCAGCCTCATCTTTTCGTTTCCAGCGTTGTTGCTGAAAACCATGTCGGGGCTTACTGCATTAGTGGCACCAATCCAATAGTTGCCGTTTGGTGCCAATGCGCTTGAGTAGCGCACCCCAACTGAATAAGTTTCGCTGTTTGCAGTAACTCGACCACGGCCACCTTGGGCATCTAACAAATAGGTAGGGCTACTAGTCCCCAGACCTAAGCGGCC